TTGATGATAATGACTTGTCGGTACTCGTAAACAAGATGGAGAATAAATTATTCATTCTCGTTCCGCTAACTAATATGCATTCGTTTGAACATCATCAGGATTGGATCTTGGTAGATGGCGAACGCATCAATAGCAACCTATTTTGGAAGGAATGCGGCAACCAAGTGATAGAATATCAAGGTGATGCCCCTATAGCTATCAAGCAAGACACCATAGAGAGAATTGTTAATGATTTCATTAAAAACAGATAACGTTTTAAAATTTGCATTAATTTATTTGCAAGGCCATCTTTTTTGTCGTATCTTTGCATTGTAATAAAAATGGTGAGACACACCGGAACAACTGTGTTTTACAAACTTAATTTTCGTAGATAAAGATATTAATATATCAATATAGAAAAAAGCAAAATTATGACAGAAAAAGGATATTTAATCAAGAAAAAAGTATTATTCATTGATTTAGACGACACGATTATTACAACTATATCAGGAAACACCTTTCCTACAGATGTAACAGATTTCAAAATCCGTAAAGAGGTTTTGGATAAGATTGTAGATGCATTCCCTACTCTTTACTATGTGGAAATAGTCTCAAACCAAGGAGGCATCCCTCAATTTGTTGACGAACAGGATTTCATCGGAAAGATAAAGGCTATTGAAAGCTTTATGCAAAAATATCTTCGCAATCATACCGGACGAAATATCTTCGTCAACTCTATGTATTGCCCATCGCATGCAGAGATAGGAATGAGAAAGCCAAATACAGGAATGCTTGAGTCGTATTCTTCTTGGAAGAAAAGTGAGCTGATAATGATAGGTGATGCTAGCGGAAAAGAAGGTGACTTCTCGGACTCCGACAAACAATGTGCGGAGAATTTCGGTATTGAGTACATAGATATAGAAGACTTCTTGAAAATGTAAAAACAAAAAAAGGGAAAGTCAGAGTGACTGTTGCAAAAATTGCAACGTCACTCACGCAAACTGAAACAAAAAAGAGAGGCAATCACTTACCTCTCTTACTCAACTTGTAAGGAATACTTACATGTTCAACTATTATTTTCTTTTCTTTTTAATGTAGTGCAGTATATCCCACTTCTTAAAATATCGGGTGTGCCCTCGCTTTTTGCATTCTCCGTTCGGAATGTCACCTCTAGCAACCATTCTATTCAATGTTGCATCAGAAACGTGAAGCTTCTCCTTGACTTCCTCGGTAGATAGCATCGGATTGAGAGCATACGGCAGATAGTTCTCACAAAGGTCTTCTATCTCATCGCTGCTCATTCCGCAAGCAGTTACCTTCTCCCCTCTCTTCTCTTGCTCGTCTGCTCGAAAGCAAGAGTCAGACAACGATTTTAATAACACTCCCAAGGTGTGATAACCAAATAACTTTCCCATATCATTATAATCTAGAGATTAAACTTTGACAGCCCTTGCCTGAGAAATACTTATCGGCAAAACCATATACATAAAATATAATGGTCATTACAAGTATTACAACATTAGCTTCCACCATTTCGTTGGTGGTAAAAACATTCCAGTATACGATATGAATAGCATTTATCCCAAATAGGTAGATTATCATCGGAATACGCCATCTGTAGCAGAGCCAAAAGAATCTGCTAGCAAGTATAAGCACAAGCGGATGGATGTAAACTGAGAAATAGATAAATGCTGCCGATACCCAATTCTCCTTAAACCATACGCACATTTCTTTTTCATGAGACGCAAATGTTACCATGCATGCAATATGAAAAAGCATGATAAACAGAGGCATCACTTCACAATAATACTTAAACCAAGTGAGTAGCTTTACGCTGTAGCCTCTACCTGCAAGGATAATGACGTTTATCATTTCGCTAACGTCCATGTCCTTAAACATTACTCTTGACAACTGTACAACACCGACTGATTGAACTAACCGATGTACTTCATCTTCTTCCTCTTTAGTCATAAATTCTTCTCCTTTTGTCTATAGTTAATTGTTCTACGTTCTTGATAAAATTAAAATCTGTGGCAAAATTACAATTTTTTGCTCAAATCAATTCATTTTGAGCAAAATTTTAAAGTTAAGCTTTGATAAAGTAACAATCTGTAAGCAAATTATTCGTATATTAGTGTTTGATTAGCCATCTTAGTTTGATAGAGAATGAACTTGGTTGTGTGATATTGCCAACTCAGGTAGGTGACATCTTTTATTCTATATCCTTATATTCAGACATGGCATCAAAACAAGGACAATACTTCTTTCTATTTTTCTCTTTTTGTTAAAAAATAAAGTAATTAATAATACTACCGAGTACAATCACGACAGAATACCTAACTACATCCTCCCATTCAAACTTTGCCAAGTGGTAGTGCTTGTACTGGTAATATTCCCTTACTACCATAATAGGCAAAGCAAGCAGACCTATCAATATGCTGACAAACAGCCAACAGGCGAGACCAATCCAGTCTCGCTTGTTTAATTTTAATATATTTCTCATCATACATTATTATTTGTTATACACTCAGGACTACATTTCCTTTATCCCCATTGTCTCACCGATGGCGAGAAGTTCTTTGGCTCTTGCCTTGCACTTCTCTCTGTACTCTTGAAACTCATTGAACTCATTCATCTTCTCATTGGATTCCTCCTCGCTTACACTTGAAGGATTCTGCATAAGCATAAGAGAGTTACTTACTATTGCCTCAACCTCACTCTCTGAATACTTATGTCTGATAAGGGCTGAGACTATAGCTCCGTAGTTCCAGACTGACGGTGGTAGGGTAATAAGTTCATTATTACCATCCTCAACCAAGAAGGACACAATTCTCTGTCCAAAATTATTCCCTATAACAATGTTAGGTGTAATTATATTATTCTCCATAATGACTTTTTATAAAATTATAACTCTAATGCAACTATTGGTCTTATATTGCAACTATTTACTTTATATCCCAAAGTAGTATTAGCAGAAAACGAATATACCTCAAAATTTAAAGCATGTACTGATATCTCAGAATATTCAGAAGAAGATAAATAATACGAATTAGCCATCTTGTGAAAAACATTATCCTTTACAGCTTGAGCAAAAATATTATTTTCTGCACCAACAGTGTACCCCTTTTTTACATACCATGCAATCCTTGCCAATTCTCCAATACTAAACAAAAACCAATGTCCCTCACCAAGACATTCTGCCAGCTTTGAACCCTTTGAAATTACTGGCACATACGCATTGCAATAGCTTGCGGCTGGATAGTAGTACTGTGCATACTTTTTCTTATTATTATTTTTGGACATTATATATTGTATTCCATTAGTTATACTTTCAGCCAATGTGTATCTATCATCAGCATTAGGAATCGGGCAGTTGACATTTGCATCTTGCAAGATGTAGTCACGGTGTGCAATAATCTTCAAGGTATTTAACTGACCTCTGGCGATACTATCACCAATAGACAAACCTACATTTTTAATATAAGTTCCTAAAATGGTGTGCCCAACATTAGCATTCCACATATCAGAAGTAATTTCGTCAAATCCCAAGTCACTTAGGGTGTTTAATTCGGAATATTCCTTAAAACCGTCATTCTTGGTATTATACTCATCACGCATATTAGAATCTGTCAGTTGTATTGTTTTTTGGAAATTTTCTATTGTGTGTATATCAAAAACGTTATATATTGAATTGTCTTCGAGAGTAATAGAAGAGAATCCTTGGTTATTTTCTACTTCATGATACAATCCCCAATTTGCATATATTGTAAAATAATCTGATAAAGATATAGCCAATGCGTGTTTTCTATCTGGACTGAGATAAAAGATAACGGCAACAGGAGAATTACTGCTGTCATTAAAATTAGTTCCATAAGTACCATCTGAAAAGACATAATCACCAAGGGCTGCATCTTTTTTGTAGAAATGAATTTCCTTGCTTGCTTTGAGAACAGCGTCATCAATCAAAGTGACAATCACACCGATAGTAGCCTTGTCATCACTTTCCTTATCCCCTAATTTTGTCACCTTACACTTTCCTGTAGATTTATCAATAGAGGCGAACTTATTGTCACTTATAGACCAAACGATAGACCTGATGTTGTTTCCACCCGTAGGAACTGTATTTAACACATAATCATACGTTCCAATCTCATTAAAGTAGCTGCGTCCAGAAATGCTAATACGACTTAATACAGAAATTTTGTAACTAATGTATAGACTGTTTGACTTGTTGTCAATGTTTCCCCATGCAGACAACATAGCTTGCTTTTGTGTAGCAGTAATACTAACAGAATTGTCAATATTTATCTTTCCTTGCAATTTTGCCCCTTTATTTGCAAGATAAAGCAATAAGTCTATATTACTTAATGACCAGTCAACATTTTTTATTGTCACATCACTCAACTTAGCTCCTGCATCATAACAAGTCTTAACAATCTCATAGCTATCCAAGTTAGGACAATCCTCAATATGCAAGGTCTCAATGTTTGAGTAACCTGCCACTTGAAAATAACGAGCTTGCAAGTTTGTATATCCAACAAGGTTGAGTTCCTTGATAGAATTAGGAAGCACCAGTTTTGTGAGCATATCAGTAGGAGGTGTCGTTACACCTATAATAGGAGTATTTGTGAAGTCAATCTCCTCCAAGAGGTCAGAGGATAAGATAATACTCTTTTTCAGGTTCTTCACGTTCCTGACAATCACCTGTCTCAGCATACCCATGTTACTGAGGTCAAAACTCGTTCCTGTCTCCCTTGTATTTGGCTTAGATGCGGTATAGTTCATGACGAACTTTGTGAGCCTTTTTAACAAGCCCATATTGAGGTCGAACTTAAAGTTACCAAGACCTTCCAAGCCATAGATGGTGTAATTTCCATTGCTCCCCTTGGCGTAGGTTGATAACTCTGTAATAAGGTCTGCATCATCAACGTCAAAGGTTGCATCCTGTGGATTGGAGAACTTGAATGGCATATATGAATAAGTGCCTGGTTTGATATTACGATGATCATCAAAGTTACCTACACCCCACTGCAAGGTACAATAGATAGCCTGGTAGTGCTTGATAGCAAAACCCCTACCAACTTCGTATAAACGTAAGCGAAGGTTATTGCTAACAGACGAGCCACAATGATACTTACTGTCAAGGTATCTCTGACGCTTGCCAAAGAAGTAGTCCATCACTTGCACCTTGTCACCATAAGCCTTTGTAAAGTTGTTGGTGTTTGCATAGCCGAAGGCATCTGCATTATACAGATTCTCGCACCAATACTTCCAAAAATCCTTATACTTTGTGAGCATGTCTTGATATGTAAGACCATTTCCTCTCATCTTGGCATACATCGCTTCCACCTCGTTAGGGAAACAATTTACAATATTATCCCACAAGGCAGACAGTCTGCCATTGAATACCGGATTGAAACCTTCTGGGCAATTAGGTTTGTATGAGTTCGTTGTCTCATCATAAACCTCGCCAGCAATCTGTGCTGTCTCACCTGTTACCTGATTGTAACAGTCATTCCACTCATGGTAGTATTTGAATGATAACACACCAGAGTTATTAAAAAGAGACTGGCTGTCTGTGTCCCTCAGAAATATATCAGCCTTAGCTTCTTTTACCGTCTTTACCATAATTATTCTTCATTCCAAGTTATTGAATCAAATGCTAAACTCATATTTTTATCCATGGAATCCATACCGATTATCCATTGACAGAAATTGAAATAGAATATCGCACTATCAAGTCTCAGGTATGTACTTGCTTCCGCCGTAAACTTCGCACGTCTGTATGCAGGATTATCCTTCTTATAGGTAGTTCCATTATAGACTACTGGAGTTTCAAGTGTTGCGTAATCGCCATGCTCACGCTTGTATCTCTCAGCAAGGAGTACATTAGTGGAAACCACCCAGTTATGAAAACGCTTGATTACCGCAAGCTCCTGATTGGCAGCATCGATGTTATCCATAGTTTTCTTTGCTACACCCAGCTTATTTGTTTTATTGGTAGGAGATTTCTTCGGCACTCTCGCATAGTAAAGTGGAATACCAGTCAGTACACTACTCTGTAATGAATCACCATCAATGCTATAGTCTCCAGCCTCCTGATTGAACATATTGACATTCTCATCTATCTCCCATATCTGAGCCTTCATATAGTCCTTTGCAGGGAATCCAAGGAAGGACGCAGAATATTTATTGTTGATGAAATTGTATATGCTGAGGAAGGTAGGCGCAGCACTTCCACTTGTTGAGGTTCTTCGGAATCCTATCTCAGGGAAACCACTAAGTGACTTCCTGTATGTTACAGCCTTACCTAAATCTGCCTGTTCTTTCTGATAAGCAGTATAGAGAGAATCATTACCTTTAGCACAAGCAAGAAGTATCTGCTGGTACATATTCATGGCATGAATATTGAAGATACCTTCGGATGAAGCAAAGTTTACCTTGTGAACCATTTCCTTCTCACCAGTCTCTACACCAATAGTAATGGAGTAAAGTGTATGGTTCTCAGTCTCACCAACCAATCCTACAGTAATATTTACAGACTCGCCATTGCCAGTTTCAAATATCTCGGCAAAGTTCTTGTATGGCAGAGGGTAGCCATTTGATGAGGTACCATCGGCATTAAACATGTGTGCGCCTACGGTGAAAGGAGCTTGTGCCCATCCATCAGTAGCCTTATTCCAAAGTGGATTTTCAAAGGTCGTACCATTAATAGGAACATCATCATTATTCTTGTTGTAAGGCAAGTTGTCAATATTCCATACGATGATAGGAGATTGAGGTAACGCCTTTTTCACCTTCTCATAGGATATAATCTCATCAGGGTTATGAATATTACCACTGCTGTTGAGAATATCATTGCGCTTGGCGAGGTTTATCTTTCCATAGTGGTCAAAGATTCCGTTGCTATCATACACATCATTAACATCTGGTGTGTCGTAAGCAAAATTATCCAAGGCTTGATAAGGGTTGATGGATTTCTCATATCCTCTTATAGAATAGAGGATGACCTGTGCCATATCAGAACCTATGACTATATCCTTTGGTGTTCCCTGCTTCCAGTTTGCGTTAGAATAATCGAACATTCTTACACATACACCATTGAGACACAGATAAGCCAAGTTCACGTCCTTCTCTGTTTTATCACCACCACCAAGGTTATTAACCGTATGAGTAGTAGTTCCATCAATAGACAGAGAGAATTTCATTCTCTTGGTCTCAGGATAGTAAGTCATTACGCTATCAGTAGAACATTTTACTTCGATTCTATTTGCGTATATGCGGAAACCAGTTGTATCATCCATACAATCTACAATAACTGCATTCTCATCAGAACAGATACCTGTCTCAAACTCAATCTCGATTGTTCTTCCCTTCTTATTACCACTTACACCGAAGTTCTCTGCGAATGGTTGCCAGTCTTTCAGTGTAACATGCTTTCCAGCGCCGATGGTCATACCTTTTCCATCAAGAAATCCGTTATAGGCATTCAGCTTAAAGTTGGAAGAACGCTCTAAATAGGAAGTTCTTACTCCATCGTAATAACTCTCCAAGTTCTCAATACCCTTATCGGAGTTTGTTTTACCCTTCATAGAGTAATATACCTTGCATTCGCTTACTGGTTGCAAGGTAACTCCTGCACCCTTGATTATTACATCGTGGGTTGCACTTACATCACCAATGGATATTACTACGCTAATCTTTGGAGCATAGTCATTTAAATCCAATGGCACGGTAGCTTTTAAGGGGGTCTCTCCTGATGTATGGTTATCATCTACGGTGCATAACTGGTCTGTCAGAACAACCTCCTCTGTATTGCTATTATACAACACCTTAATTTCTATTGCAACCTGTGAGCCAATCTCATTGTCAGGAAGGTAGAAATAATAAGGCACTTGAATGGTAGAATACTGAGTAGCAGATACAGGGGCATCTTTTCCTATGGCAATAGCAGAGATATTACCCTTCTTGATATAGGAAGTTCTTATCTTTTCTGTTGTAATACCATACTCTGAATTGACTGCCCATACTTCAATTTCATGCTTGCCGGCGGCATAAGTACCTTTTGAATCAATAACAAACTCACCAGATGAGTTATTGATGGTTTTGGTCATGGTTTCACTACCATTGCCATTGCTTACCTTGCAATAGACTGTAGCATTTGCACCCTGGCAATTCACACGCAAAGCCCACTTTCCATCCCTTACGGAAGTCTCTACATAACTCGCATCAAAAGAGAGGTTGATAGATACCGTTCTGATACTGAGAGCGAAAGTTCTGCTTTGCCCATGCGTATTAGCCACAGTGATCCTTACAGTGTTCGTTTCTGACACAAGATAGTTGGTCAGGTCAACATCGTAATTGTTACCAGTTGCCGTGCCAGAAGCTTCAAGTGTCTGTTTCAATTCCGGAATATCAACACCATTTACTGATACTACAAGAGTTCCATTTTCATCATCCTTTTCGCTTGGTTCTCCGTAATAACTATTGTAATTGATGGTCACAATACACTCTGTCCCCTTTACGATAACATCATTAGGTCTCTTTGTTATAGAAGTTCTCAGAATATACTGGAGTTCAGCTTTTGCCGTAACAAAGTCATACGACTGTTTGACGTTATCAGCATAGGTCTCCTTGTCATTATACCATTGGCGATAACTATCCTCATCTGAGAAGAACCTCCAATAGATGTGAGAGTTGTTCCCCTCAGGTACTACCTCTTGGTCAATGTAACCGAACTTCCCATCTTTTAAGGAAATCAAGTTATCCTTGATGAGCTTCTGTACCCATTTACCCAAGTAACCTCCCCAATCGGTCTTGAGGTCAGTTATTTCCTTGTCTATTTTTTCTGTGGCCATATCTTAATTAATTTTTCCAAGTTTCATCATTAATCCAAGGCTTCTCATTTACCCACCATCCACTGCCAAAGCAGCTTCTGATAGCTTGCCAAATAAGAACACTTCCCTTATACACTGCCGAAATCACATTACTTCCTAACCTGATAGCAGAGATTTCTTTGTTTCCTAACTTGATCATAGGCTATTCCTCCGTAAGCATATAGTAGGTGTCTGGGGCTTTCGTTTCCAAAGCTTCGTATGCTGTCTCTGTCATACAAACCATTTTAGGCATATTGGTGGTGATTTTATTCACATTACCTTCCAGCGTACCAATACGTTCTACCGCACTGTCTAAGTTCTTCTTATTGGTAGCAGATGCCTTGCCAGCTGCCTCTGCCTTGACCAACGCATTGCTTGCATCAGTAGAAGCGGTGTTAGCTTTCTCCTTGATTTCGTTGATAGTGGATGATAAGTTGCGGAGTTTGTCACTAACAGCCTTCTGGCTCATCACCTTATCCTCAGCTTCTCCTGATTCCTGAACAACACTCTCCTTGTCGAACTTCTTAGCCAATGCATCATTCAAGGTCTTCTGGCTTACAACCTTATTGGTGCTCACGCCCAACTCCTGAGCCACTTCCAGCAAGGTTGTGTTTACCCAGCTGCTGCCATTCTCAGAATAGAGTACATTGATACCCTGAGGAACTACGAGATTATCAAAGTTTTTATACGTACCAGCAACGGTCGCGAAATAATACATTTTTGCATCAATAACCTTTGTAGGCACAGTGTCAAGATTAGCCACGCCCATATACGTAGCACATTTTACGAGCTTAAACTTTTCTATGATATTTGTTATCAACTCGTCCCAATAGCTATCCCTCTTGGCATTTACACACCAAGTTCCTCTGTCTGCATTCCAGTAATGAGCCCAACCGTCTATCACCACAAAGTCACCGGCCACACCACCAGTAGGGAAATTTCGGTTCACCTCATAGATGCTGCCATATTCTCCCTTGTAATGAGGATCTTCTTTATTAATATCGATAGCCATAAAATATTATATTTGAGATAATTGGTTATACTTTTCTGCCAAATCGCTTTCCTTCTTACTTACCAGGAAGATGCTGATGGCACGATAGATAAGATATTTCTTGCATTCATCTGTCAGGGAAAGGATAATCTTCTGGTCGGTTACTTCGTTTTCATGCCCAGTATCAGTAGAAAACACATCCTCTAACTTTTGATAAGGGATATACGTGAACAGTTCAACCTCATGATCATATACAGTTCCAACAGGTGCATGGTTGGCATCATACCTTCCGGCAGTCCAGTACATCAGCACTCGCTTTCCTGTAATTGGCGATGTGGTAATCATGCCCTTTGGTTTCTGTGGAGTTCCCCTGGTCCACCGGGAGGCTTGCATCTGAGCCTCCTTGCTGCCTGGTTCCATCAGCATCGTCAGCGTGCTTTGCCAACTTTTTAGTTTCAGTTCTACCAGTCTCAACCAATCGTCAGGAATTGTCAGGCATCCATGACCATCTGTAAACTGTGTTTGGATGGCATCATAATCTTGATTGCTACTTTCATTCAGCGAAACTTCCACCCTTTTGGGGAGAATCATTTGCGCTGGTGCTTGCAGCAGAATCTGTTGTGCCGCCGTTTCAATGGCTTGCTTCATTTCCGTGTCCGAATCATCCGTAATGATGTCATTCACCTCATCATGGATCACTTCGTCCATAGCTATGCGCATTTCCTTCACAAGGTCACTCATAAGAACTTCCATAAGCAAGAAACCTATTAACTAAAAATTATAAACTAAAACTCAATCACCACACCCAACTCTTTAGCCTTCTCCTTCACACTCTCAGGTGATTTCAGTTTCCTTACATCTACCTTATAAGTCTTCTGGAGATAGTTCTTGGCCTTGGTGATGTTCTCGAAATGAAGGGCATTCTCGTCCTTCACCTGCTCTTCATTTTGTTGTTGAACCTGCTCCTCTTCCGGCTGGCTCTCATCAATGATACGGCCTGACTTCGTTAGAGGATGTTTCCTGATGCATTCTGCCACCTGCTTGTTATCCGTAATGTACGAATAGGCATCGTTGCCACACCGCTCAAACTCAATGTTCTTGATCAGTCCGCTCGGCAGAGTCACAACAAAGATGAGCATACTCTTAGCTACAAATCTATACATATCTATTTGTGTTTATGGTGAAGGGATAGCGAGGCTGCATTAGTCTCAACTATCCCCAAGATTGATATATGTAGAAAACTATCAGTTTCCTATACGATGATTACGCTGCCTCCAGAATCTGCTCATCTGTCACGCCATCACCAGTGAAGACTGGTCTCGCAACACGAGCATGAGCATCAGGGAAGGTCAGTACCCAGCAGCTATACTCCTCCATAACAACACCTGCAGTGTTACGAATCAAGAGATCCTTGGCGTTAAACTCATTTCTACTCCACACACCGAATACGTATTTGTCAAGATAACGAGCATCCAGCAAGAACGCTCTACCATCCATACCCCAGGAGTTAAAAGCATCGTGACGATAAATCAGAATCTTTGTACCCATACTCTCAAACTTCTCGAAATCTAGTTTCCAACCCTGATAGTCCTTTTCGGTCTGGGTAATGATACGCTTGTTAGAGCGAAGGTTAGCAAATGCCTGATAGATCAAGTTGTCAACGAAGAGAAGTTTCGTACGGCTGGAGTTACCAGCACCCTTCAATACTGCTGCAATAAAAGCAGAAAGTTCCTTCTCGCTGATCACATACTCATATACTGTTTTTTCCTGCTCTACAGTTTCGCCACCGGTACCACCTGGCTTAGGTACTTTTACCTTTGCCTTAACAATTTCACCATTCTCATCTTTCTTGACAGCCCAATGGCCAATCTGCAAGTCCTTGCCTGCTTCCCAGTAAATACCGCCCATGGTATAGGTCAATCCAACTTTCTCGCCACCATTCGACATGCTCTTTACACCGAACAGACCACTTCGCTCCTGGCCATAACGCATATCGTCCATAGCCATTTTTTCCTGTCGTGTAAAGTCCCATTTTACCTGAGTCTTACTCATGCGGTTGATAAGAGACTCCTCAACCTGCATGATAAATCGCTGACAGTACTGGAAGCTCTTATCTGGCATAGAGTAATAACTACCAGTTTCAACCTCTTTCTCGCCTGCGGCTCTTCCGAGGCGCATCAGAGTTGTACCTACCGGAATATTGTCTTCAAAGTCACGGTTGCCGCGCGAAGGGTTTTTCTTTCCATTCAGAGCGTAGGCAATAGGGTTATTGTCATTATCATGGCTGATTACACGGAACTGAAGTGGAATCAAAGTACTCTTATTCGTACCTGTCTCATCATAGCCATAGATGCCATCTACCATAATAACATCACCATTATCGAAAGCTGCCGGATTCTCTACCACAAAGGTTACAGAGTTACCATTGGTCTGCTTATTAACCTGAGTAGTAAGTTTTGACATGATCGGCTTCTGACCGATAGAATAGTATTCTACTCGAACAGAGTCGATAGGAGTCATCTTATTGGATGCACGTAAAATCTGATCAATAGGACAGCTCTCCAACTTCATCTCTACGACTGTTGGGTTAACATGAGCAACATAGTAGTCCCAGTTGCCCATATTTTCCTGTGTCTCCTGACTACCACCCTGCCACTGAGGACCAGAGCCACCTACACCGGGACCATCCAAAGGACCTGTCGGGCCACCACCACCTTCACCAGATGGAATAGCAGGAGGATTTTCGGCCATTGCATAAGAACTTCCACCACTAAGAATCATGACGAGCATCGCCATCATGAAACCAAACCATTTCTTAAACTGTTTCATAATCTATACATTTAAAATTATTAATTATAAATTTCTAATTCTACATTCCTATCATCTTGCTGTACACCTGTTCTGTGCGACTCTTTTCCTTTGGAAGTGAAGGTGCGCCACCGCCTCCATCGATGTTGATGTTCTTCTTGCCGCCCTGCTTGCCATCATGCAGTTGTTTCTGCTGATCAATCTTCTCGTTTTTGCCACGCTTGTAGCCTCGCTCCTCGGCATCAGCCACAGCTTTGTCGAAGTCCTTTATCTGGAAGAGGCGCAAGAAGTCTTCCTTCTTCAAGCCATACCGAGCTGCACGCCATATGAAACCATCATCATCGTGATCCTCGCCATCATCGCTACGCTTGTAAAGCCATTCTATCAAATCGGTAATCGCCTCAGGCTTCAATTTCGCTTCTTTAATAGCAGCGTCAAGTTCGGCATCTTCCTGCTCCATATTGGCAGCAAGTTGCTCATTGTCCTTTGCTAGTTTCTCGCTGGCTTCAAGTTTTTCTTTTTCACTAGCCTTCAAACGAGCCTTAGCCTTCTCGTCACCATTGATGGCATCAATATAGTCCTGCCCCATTTCATCAATCATGAAATCGATAAAATTGAAGTCGCTGCCATCGGCATTTTTCTTGGTCACAAGACCTGTCACCAGACTTGGAGCATGAGGGTTGTCCTGCAACATTTTGTTGAAGTCATCCATTTTCTGCTTATTCTGGTCATACTGGTCGTAATCGGTCGAAAGTTGACCATAAACAGCCTCATCATCGTCCATATTCAAGTCCGGATAACGCTGAGCAAGACGCTCTCTGAAAGAATCTCGCTTTGACTTAACTTTCTGATTATCAATAGTTTCTTTTGCCATAAATATTCGTTTTTAATATTTGTGTGCTAAATTAAGGAAAATTTCGCATTACTTTGTGATAAGTTCTGCATCTTGACGAATTAATTTTGCTGGTATGAAACATCTAAATTCCATATCCGAAATTTACCTTAAAAGAGACCAAGAAATGTATCTGCTCTTTCGTAAGGCCAAGAGGATGGTAGAATATCCTACCACCATGGCTAAGATATGCGATTACATCGCCAAGATGCCTGCATCTTGCTATTATCTTGCCGATAGCACAGCCTATCGGTATGTATGTAAACGCATCAAGGGGGATAAGCCTAAATTCGGCAAATACCAAGCCATGAAAGAAAAACTCTTTGAAGATTTCTATCAGGATTTCTTGCGTCTCCGGCAAATGGATCAATACAAGGAATACAATACCAAAAATCTTGTGTATGAATGCCTGAATCTTCCTGCGCCCAATTTGGGTATGGCTCCACGCTACATACAGATGAAAATAAACAATTATTTCCGCAATAAGAAAACATCATTCATAACTCGATAAATCACTTCCATTATGCGTACATTATATATTACACTTCTCATCATCCTCCTGATGGCTTTCATCATTCCGCTTCATGCCTCGCTGGCTGTGTCTCCATCATCGCCATTATACACCCATTTCGCCTATATGTTCGGTCATGCCAACTTTATACACTGGGGTATCAACGGCTGGTGCATATTGATGGTTCATCATCAGTTCCGCTTCCATCGCCTACTGGCTGCCTGGCTCTGCTCCGTGTTGTTGTCGTTCATATACTATCCGGCATTACCTGTATTGGGTGCATCCGTATTGATTTCTTTCTTCATGGGATTCTCTGCGCAATGGTATTATCGGTATCACCGCATCTACTTCTGGCAGATGATGCTCGGTATGGCTATAGGTTTCCTTCTCCCTTACATAGCTGGTATCTTCCACATAGTCCTATTCTGTTTAGGTTTCATTTATGCTAAGGCAGAGAGATTTATCCGACATGCCAACACACTTAACATTTAACATTCAACACTTAACATTATTATATATAACGAATGCCAGTAGCAAAGTCCTCCTTAAAGGTTCGACCTCAGCAGCAGATTTCTGATAAGGAGCTCAAAGAGATTCTTGAAGAAGATAAGAGAAGACTCAAAAGTCTCCTCGCTAGTTATCGTCCCATTACTGGAGAGAATGCCCCTGGACTTCGATTCGAATGCGTCATCACTGATTTTCTGAATGGAAAGAAGCTCTGGCTACCAGTGGAAATGTTGAAGGAAAAGAAGTTCTGCGCCATCATCAAATGTGGTTCTATAGAGGCCTTTTGCGATAAGTACATGCCAGACCTCGACCAAGAGAAGGCTCGCGATGCTGTCTTCCGCTATCTCATACGCCTGCGCTGTAAGCACGATTTCTATTTCTTCGCCTACGCCTACGCCCGAATCAAGAATAAAGATGGTGGTGAGGATATACCTTTTCTTCTTCGCAATGCCCAGATCAAACTAGCCAAGGTCTTCGAACAGTTACGCCTACACAGTCAGTACCACTATATCCGTGTCATTCTCTTGAAGTGCCGTCAATGGGGTGGTTCTACCCTCACCGACATCTACATGGCATGGTTACAGATCTTCTGGAAGACAAACTGGAATAGTAATATCGTTGGACACCAATCTTCATCTGCCACACAGGTATTCGATATGTACGAGAAACTTATCAACGCAATCCCTACATGGCTCTTCTACGACATCGGTCAACCATTCAAGTCTGATACTCGCAAGTTGAAGACTTCTGGCACAATTCAGAACATCAAGTACCTCATCCCTCGTTCCTGCAAAATTCAGACAGGTTCGGCTCGTAACCCTGAGTCCTGTCGTTCCGGTGATGCTGCCCTCGCACATATCACCGAGGAAGCCTTCTTCCCGAATACTACAGAGTGGACCCCGGCAAAGGTTATCAAGGCTGCTTCTTCATCCATCCAGCCAGACCCTCTTACCTTCATTGTCAGGGAGTCAACGCCTAACGGACGAGAAAACGAGTTCCACGATGCCTGGGTAGCCGCAAACTCAGTAGACAAAGACGGAAAACCTCTGTCAGCATTTACTCCTGTCTTCGTGGCATGGTTCGAAATTGAAAAATATATATTGCCATTTGCTTCCGAGGATGAACGTGCCGATTTCGCCATCTGGCTGTGGAAAAATCGCAATGATGAACAAGATCATGGTAAGTACTATTGGTGGCTCTACGAATGTAAAGGCGCATCTTTAGAGGGCATCCATTGGTATATTGAGAAGTCCAAGGAGTATGAGACTCTTGACGATATGCGTCAGGAGTTCCCTTCCGATGACGTGGAAGCCTTCCTCTTCTCCGGCACAACTGTTTTCGACCCTTACAAGTTGAAGGAGATGGAAGAGGACTGCAAGGGTATCGAGCCTATCATGGTGGGCGACATCGAGGGCGATTCCTACGATGCTGCCGATGATGCTTGTATGAACAATATCCGTTTCGTGGAGCGTTCCGGTGGACCTCTTAAGGTATGGGCTGGACCCGACAACTCCGAGATTGTCAAGCATCGTTACATTGTAGCCTGCGATATTGGTGGATCACATAAAACCTCCGACTTCTCAGATATAGTAGTCTTCGACCGCTACGATGAAATCTACGGTGGCGTTCCTGAACTGGTAGCCGAATGGCATGGTCACTGCGATGCCGATCAGTTAGCCATGCGCTGCGCCCAGATAGCTCATTTCTATAATGATGCTTATCTGGTCATAGAGAACAATACCGCTTACTCTCGCATGAACAATACTGAGGGTAATCAGTCAGAGCTGTTCTTCCCTATCCTCCTCCCACTCTACGACAACCTGTATAGTGCCTCTCAGTCAAAGTTGAAGAAGGTGAAGAATATAGAGATGAAATGGGGATTCAATACAAACAAGAACACCAAGGTGGCAGTAGTAAAAACGATGGCAAGAATCATCCGTGATGGTGGCTATATGGAGCGAGAACTTGCGGCAATAGACGAATGCACCTATTTCCTCTATTACAAGCAAAACGACTGCTACGGTGCCATAGCCGGAAAGCATGATGACCGAGTGATGGCTAGAGCCATTGCCCTCTACGTAGAAAAGGACATGCCTGCCCCGGAAATCATCCCATTCCGCTCAAAGTCCGATATAGAGCGAGAACGCCTCCGCAACCGCCCACCAGTAGTAGCTGATTTGGCCGGAATAGGTGGTGGCAGCTAACCTCTATATAACCAGCAGCATAATCCGTCCCCTGTATAGTCACCGTTCCAGGCGATTCTATCGCCTGTCCATATAAGTTAATAATTAAAAGTAAAAAGAAAAATGAAACAAAGTTATTCAAACGTGCTGCGTAAGATGCTCATAGCCATCTACCAGCCTATCGTCACTCGTATCGAACTCTTCCGTGCCACACGCATGTGGCAAAAAGGAGTCAAGGCAACCATTGCCAAGTATAAAGAATGTGGTGCGCCTCGCTTCTACATGCTCTACGACCAGTCGCATAAAGATTTTGCGATCATGACCTACGATCCTAACAGAAAAAATATGCTCGCATATCGAAGATTAGTCCAGATGGGCAAGTGGAAGGCAACACGCTACTTCAAGAACGTAGAAGACATCAAGGCTGCCTCCTACTACTACACTCCTTCCAAGTGGGGAGCCATCGGCTGCGATGCCGACAACAAGGTAAGAGCCAAGAAGTTGAAACAATGGCAAGAATACTACATGTACCGAGTTTCTACCCCGATGTTTAAGTTACGCATATACAAGAAGAAACATTGTATTGACTAAACAAAAAGAAGAGGAGACCATCACGGCTTCCTCTTCACAATCAAATTACCTTAAAAACTAAACACCTATAAAATAATCTAATCTAAGAACTGAACAACATTTCGTTCAATATTATGAATTACCTAAGAACTTCTTTTCTACATAGCTGCCGAAGGAAGAGCTGCCAAATCATTTGCTCCATCGTTTACATCTTTCAGATGTGCTGCAGGCGTACCAGTCTGCTGTTGTTCAACTCCTGCTGAAGGCATTTCGCCATTCGCTTGCTGCTGCGCTTGCATGGCTTGTAGCTTCTCCAACTGTTCCTTGAAGTACTTCTTCATTCTGCTCGTACCAGGGAATTGCCCTACCGTAAGCATCGTATATGGGTCCATCTTACCGCTGGTCATGAAGTTCCAAGCCATATCGTTGTTGGCAGCTCTGATAAGTGGACTGTATGCATCCAAGTCGATAGAAACATCTAAATCCATATCCCTCATGGTCTCTGAATTGAAGTGAATTTCAAATTCATCACCTGTCAGTTTCACGCTGTCAGCATCGGTACAAAATTCCTGTATCAGGTAAAGTTTCTTCTTGGCCACACGTACCTTAAAGTTGTTGAAACTCTCAACAAAGTCCTGTATGGTGGTAGATGATGATTCTCTTTCCAACTGATATTGCTTACCGCTGGTATTCCGGTGCTGTCCTTGAAGAGCACCCTGCACACCACTTCCCTCGCTTGCCATCGTCTTGGCAAAGTTCACCATGAAGTCAACACCTGCCGGAATACTCTTGTTGACCAGTGTCTGAGGTGGTTTACCTCCATTCTTCGAGTTCCACAAGATAAAGCCATCTGTCTTGGTATAGTTCACCTGCATTTCATCGATGCTCTGTTTCTCGCTCAGAGCATTTTCGTCCACAAGCATCGTTCCCTTGGCACCATTGGCTACGATGAAATTAATCATCATCATATAATGGTTCAAGGTGCGCTGGTTGTTCTCGGCACGCATAGAGAAACTTCTTATCTCACCATTCAGGCAAGGATAAGCCACGAAGGTATATGGCATGATGGAAGTTCTGAAACCGTCTCTCAGCACATAGTAGGGCGATTCCCTGGCATCCAGCAGATAGCCATTCGGGGTAAGGTATCTTCTGAACCAGTAGGTTTCAGCCTCATCCTTAATTTCGATGGTCTTAAGTTCAGAAGGGTCTACATAGTAGATAGGCTCACCATTCTCATCGAGCACAGGTAGGCCATTCTCATCTTTCATGATGTTGGATTCCTCTATCTTGCGCTTCTTTTCCTCATAGAAGGCTCGCTGGTCAGGAGAAGCATAGCCGCAATCTCCACTCTCCCAGTCATGCACCCAGATGGCTGGCCTGGTTTCTTTTGTCCAGATTTCCAATACCCGGTACTTGCCTACTACTGAAGAATGGGTGAAATCATCTATTCCGGCATACTGGGCTTCACCAGTCGGGTGATAAGTCTGTTCGGGCGCAAAATGGTGCTGCGTCTGTAGATAGATCTCACTGAGTTTATTAGTCTCTTCCTTGCTTCCATTTGTAAAGGTAGCAATAATCTCTCGCCAAGTCAAATCATGAGCCTCAGCAATAAATTCCACATCGCTCAGGTCATACTTAAAGAAAGGTGGTAAAGCTAACTTAAAGATGTCTACAGAATAGTCAAAGATGCCATTCTTGCCATCCCTTCTGCCATAATAGGTTTTCATGCCCACAAAGGCGAAGACACAGAAGGAATAGAACATTCTCGCATCTAACTCTTGCCTGTCGTTCAAGTTGTCGTTCTGACGAAGATATTCATTGAAGAAACTGATATAGTCTTCCTCGTTTGGATCCACGGCACTACATGTAGCAGTACTGCGCTGCTGGCGCACAAGACCTACGAGCGAAAGAAGTTTGTCTCCGATTACATCGTATTCCAGTATTGGCATACCTTTCAGTTCCATATACTGCCGGATGGTTATCTTTCTTCCGTTCCATTCTATCAGCTCTTCCAACTGTCTTCCCATCACGAAGTCTTGCGCTCGCTTCCACTTCTTTCTCAGTTCTGCACCATCATAGAAGTATTGGCAAGCCCATTGCAGCAACAGAAGATTGCTTTCGCTCTGCGTAAACCGCTCCCGACTCACTCCTTCAAGTGAGTCTGGTCCAGGCTCTGCATAGTTCGATATGTCATTTATTACATGATTGTCAACCATAATTCTTAATTTTTCGCCAAAAATACCGCATTTTTCTCGCTTATTAGTGATAAGTTGCGCAACTTAACATTACTTTTTCATATTTTCTCCTTATTTTTGTTCCGCATTTCATTTAAAACGTTTTAAATCTTTTAAATCATGGGTAAATCAATCAATGTGCATGAAGCCTGCGTCATTACTAAAGATGATAAAGGCAACCTCTCCATGGTAGGCAAGGCGAAAGAAGCCCTCACCACCTTGAAGAAAAATAAGGTTTCCGTCTGCATTCTTCTCTGCGACAACAAGAAGGAAGATGTGGAGAAGTTCCTTAACGACAATAACGTGCCTTTCGCCTCTCTCAGTACCAAGGAGGAGACCGATAAGGATGGCAACACCAAGCATGTTGACCCACCCAAAGCAGATGTCACTATCATGCCAAGTTCCAAGGTTATCACTCTTCGAGACGATTGGCAGTGGTGTTTGGATGATATTGCCAGACGCCTTTGGGGAAAGGAAAAGAAGGAGAATCCGAAGAGTGAGCAGCAGCGCATGGATGACAGCATGGCTGATTACATACGCTGGGCAACACCAAAAAAGGAACCAGAGAATGCATCTGGTACTTCTCTCGGATAACATCGCTCCAACATCTTCAATTTTCAAAATACGATTTTTATCTTTTTGTTAAAAATAAAATTTATTTGGAATTTAGAATTTTACAACTATCAAAAAGGGACTCGCTGTGAAGCAAGTCCCTTTTTCTGTTTGTAGAAATATAGAACATAAAAATGAATTGGCCAATGCCTATTTTCGGAAATATAGAACATTTTCTCCTATTCATAAGGAGGATGTGTCATAAGTTTAGATAATAGTTGGCGCATAACAGTTGGCCACCGCATGCACATCACCTGTTGTGCATGCGCATATCAGCTGTTATGCAAGCGCACAACAGCTGTTGTGCGCTTGAGGACGCTAACTATCTCTAAAACATATCCTATCTTTTCCAGCAACATATCCTATCTTCCAACAACAAGAAGAGGGCGTATCTTTAACTTATGACATACCCTCTTCAGGACTACTTTTTTGTCTGGCGAACAGTCTTCAAAATACTATCTCTCAGTTTTCTGATTGCTGCCATGGTAGCCTCATCATTATCTGATGAAATATCAGCTTTCTTTTTCTGCATCTTTTTTCTAGCTTTCTGGATAGCCTTTCGTTTATCCAAATCAGCCTTATGCTTGGTCTTATAGGCTTCGATTTCTTTCTCTGATGCGCCATTGCCTTTCAACTCTTCAAGACCAGCATTTGCTTCATTGGTGGCTTCCCACTCCTTTTGCAAGTATAGGTCATCCATCAAGTCCGAAAAGTTTCTCTGACGAAGGTATGAAGCATCAGCCTTAGCCTTCTTAACCGCTTCGGAATCCTTAGTTTCCAATTCGTCCGCTATGATCTTACCGATAAGTTTCTTCTCCTTCTGACTTCTGGACTCGGAAAACTCGTTCTTCAAGTCCTCTCTATCCATACCAGCCAAACGTTCTGAAACTTTCTTGTCGAAAGATTTTTCAATAGCTTTCAGCTTCTTTTGTTTCTCTTCATCAGAGTAGAGTTTGCCTAAGCCAAAAGTGTTCTTACCAAACTTATATTCTGCATATCGCTTCGCAAGCTCCTCGTAGCTTAGTTTCTTGGCATCCTTGCCTTTCATACCTAATTCATCAATATAGAGATTGTCCACAGTTGCAGCAGGTCCGTTCATCAAACGGAACACAAACAACGCAATCTCCTTAGCATTGGTCATATCACCATTGCCATAGTCGATACAAGCATTGATAGCATCGGTCAGAGTCTTTGGGTTGAAACCTGTACCACTCTGCATTACCATAAACATTAGGTCTTGTGCTCCAGCCACCTTGTCATAGCCAAACTTCTCTATCATAGAGTTGAAATCTGAAAGCATTGGCATACCAGAGAAATCTACATTTTTCAGTCCCTTGAGGCTGATTCCATCAGATGTAATTGTGTTGGCAATGGCAGTGTTGATAAACTGACCTCCTGCCAAACCATCAACTGGACCTTCAAGCAAACCGAGAATCACGGCATCAAGTACCATTTTCTTCTTTTTGTTTTCATCATCACCAAGATACGGTATGAGATAACCAAGACTTCCTCCAAGATTCCAGATGATAGCTCCCAACCACAAAGGAACTATTGCATCAACAATATTGTGCATCAAACCCTTCTGGTACATCTTTTCTGCAGCCTTAGTAGCTTGCTCATATCCTACGCCTTCTTCCATCAACTGGCCAGCCATAAACTTAATGGATGCCTCCTTGTGCCCTTTCTCGAAACGATGCTTCAAGTTTCTAAGCGCATTGATACCCTTTCGCTCATAAAGCATACTGGAGTTTCTGAATGGCGTGAGAATCGCGGCCCCTAATGTCTTATCCAACTGCATTGGAGAAACAAAGGCACCTTCAGAACTTTGCTGAGATGTATTAAAGTTAATCTCTGCATCGCTGAGTGCTTTTTCCTTAGCTTTCTCCTCGGTCAGTCCATATTTGATATACTGCTTATACTTGGTATCATATACGGCTCTCGCTCCTACTGCACAAGTAACGGCATCCACAAGTGCGTTTGGTGTCATACCATAGTAAGCTGCCTTTTCCATGAGATTGGTGTGCCATAGTTTCCAATCAGTCGGATCATCCATCAGAACGGTATCGCCCAACTTGCGCCCAGACCAGCGTTTATCAAAATTCGGCAGGTTCTCAATAGCCCACTTGAATGAGCCGTAAGGATGGACAGAATATCTAACGAATCTACCAAGGTCTACATCAGGCAAGAACAAAGGAGCACTAAGTACCTGCTTGAATGCAGTGTACAGGCGGAACGAGATTTTTGCTGTAGTAATACCCTTGCCAATATTTCTAAGAGCTACAGCAGTTGCACCATCTATCGTTGGGCGATATGTACCCATGGCCACAGCGGTTGCATCCTTCACGTTATTCCAGAGTGTTTCCCCACTGCCATAGATGGTAGTCATGTTCTGGACACGGTTTCTGAATGCTGTGTCAGATAAAAGAGTATTGGCATCCTTGCGGATAGGCGCATAGTTGTACCAGTTTTCCATCTCCTTGATGTTGTCGATGGTCACACTAAGGGCATCGGCATTAAGGATGTCCAAAGGAAGTTTGTTTGTCTTACGCTTGATGATGGCACCTGTAGCTGTAGAAGGCAAGGCATTGCTACCATCACTCGTATTGTTCACATCTTCCTCCATATATCGGGCGTTCTTTAGCACTCTCAATGGGAAATAGTTCTCCACAATTGGCATAGGTGCGCCAAACAGTTCCTCATGTCGCTTATTGTACTTTGTACGCATCTTTGGCAAGAACTCACCTTGAATCCAGTCTGCTAGCTTCAAGAAACGAGGATCAATGTTTTCCTTGATTCTTTCCACATCAGCATCAAGGATGCCCATTTGTCTTAGCTTCATGGCACCATCTGGCATTTTGTTCACCATATAGATGTACATCAGGTTGCCTTGCTGTAACTTATAGGTCTGTTCGCCCTCTATATCACGGATTGTCACATCCAAGCTCTTTACCTTATTGCTACGCTCCAAGGCATACAGATCGTTCAGTATCATATTGCCCTTCTTGTTACCGTTCTTATCCTCAGTAACCTTGCCAAACAACTCTGAAACTTTCAAGTCTATTTCGTTGTTAGCCTCTCTTACGCTCTTGAACGCATCGTTTGATGCTTTCATCGCTCCACGGACAAAATGATTCCACAACTGTCCCTCACCATTGATTTGTTTGCTACCAAACTCGCGCATCAAGGCATCAAAAGAACCTAGAGGAGAACAGAACAAACGGACAACATCACTATTGGACAGTCTGGTTTTCCAATTCTCCTTATGGTGCTGGTTCATGCTCTTGCCACCCAAATCGGCACTAGCCATCATCTTCACTTTGATGGCACGGCGAGCATCACGCTCCTGGAACTCTCTTGCTCCCTTCACGCTTTCATCTATCATGCCTCCAAGGTTAGCCAGAAGTTGCGAATATCGTTCCATACGCTCCACCTTATTATTAAAGAGAGCATCATCGTATTGGTTCAGTCGTTCCACATGTTCCTGAAGAAGAGCTTTAGTTAGTTCACCTTCATAGATACCTTTTCTATTCTTGTAGCCTTCAATCTCCATTCTCTTCATATCCTCGATTTCGATAGCATCATTTCTGCTGGAGTCTATGTAGTCAACATATTGCTTGGCAAGATTCAGGCCCAACAGCTCGTCTTGATAGGATGAAGCGTTCTTCTTGTCAGTAGCCATCTTGTCAATCAGGTTGCTGATTTTCTCATCAAGCTTATCAGAAGAAATCCTTGAAGAGACAGCATCACGGAAGGCTTTGATTGTAGTTTGACCTCTCAACTCCAGCTTACCCTGAACCTGAATACCCTTGGCATTCTCTTTCAGCTCCTTAATACTCATGGTCTTCATGACAGCCCTGTCGAAATTTCTGAGTTGGTTGTTCATCAACACATCCATCACTTGATAAAGATGCTGAGAAATCTCATACGATTTTTTGCCTGTACTATTTTTCACGATAGTGAGCAAGGTGTTGATGCTACCTCTACCCAAATCGTCACCATAGCCCAGACTCATAAATCTTTTAGCAAACTGCACAACGGCATCAGTTGTATTTTGATCATACACCTTTTGATTTTGCATCACATGGCGCATATGCTGAAACTCTGCCTTCATCGTTTTCAATCGGGCATATTCACTGAATGGGTGCTGCACAGCATCCATGAGAGCCACTTTTGATATGATTTCGTCCTCAGCCATTCTTTCATACTCGTCCTTGTTTGGGGCGGTCTTCCATATTTCATGCTTTCCCAGAGCCTCACCATAGTCCTGTATGCTTTGATAGTCGCGCATATCAGGAATTTTCAGAGGTCTCTCCTCGCCTTCCTTTATTTTAGGATGATCCTTCCTCCAACTAGCCATATCATTCTCATATTGCTTCTGATACTTCTCTCGGATGGCTTCCTCATCAGGAGGAGTGAGGGCAGCAAGCGTGTTCTCGTCAAACTCGTCTATACGCTTCTTCCAATCAGCCTCAGTCTTAGGCCAATCCTCTATGGCTTGCGAGTAAAGCATCTTGCGCCCGAAGAAAGTAGCTTCATCCTCTCCCTTGCGTTTCTTTGGCATGGTTGGTTTCTTTGGTCGGTTCAAATAGCCTTCCACGTATTTCTCCAAAGGCTCACCGTTAGCATCCAGCTTATTCTTAAAGTCCTTTGGTTTCTTCTCCCAATCACCGCCAAACCAATCTTTAAAGTTCTTGGTACGAGCTTCAATATACTGTTTCTTGCTCAGATTAGACTGTTCACCATTAGGAGCCAATTTGAAAGCACCAGTAGCCTCATCTATGCGACCACGCTCAGTTTTCTTCTTTGGCTTATTGTCCTCTTCAGAAGGTAGATTAGCACCATCAGATAGCGCATCCTTGATTTCAGCATTGCTAGCCTGCTTCATCATGGCTTCCTGCTTCTCCTTAGGCATTTCGTCCCAAACGTGAAGAGCCTTGCCAGCCTTCATCAGGTAGTATCTCAAATCCTTGTCATTGAGAAGTCCCGGCACACGAACACCCAGCTTCTTAAGCACCTTGATAAGATAATGCTTAATCTTGGTCCAAAGAGAAAAGTCCTCAGCAGTCTTAGGACCCTCCTCAGCCAAATGAGCGATATACTCCTGCGTTCCCACATTCATGCGGTCAGGGTTCTTCCAGTCCGGATCATATTTATTAGCAAAGTCAATAATCTTGCCTCGAACATCCTTACCTACGGAACGATAAACAAAGCTTGCAAACTTTCTCACGCCATCTTCGCCACCCAGTAGTACTTCCATACCCTCATGGCCTATCTTTTCATGGAAGACGGTTCGCTGGGCATCATTGCCATCCTCACAGTTCGGCAGATACACATGCACGCTATGAGTCTCCGGGTCGTACCATCCCTTGGCTCCCTGCTCTACCTCTGAGCGATATTCCTCAGGCACATCATCCAAAGAAAAATAAACAGTAGCCTCAGCACCACCCAGCTTATTTGCTGTATTCACTACCGAATCAGCGATTTTTTGCTCATTTTCTGCTGTTTTTTCTTGCTCAATTGAGAAAAAGTTTATACCTTTGCCATCAGAAAGGGGTGAACCAGAAGACGCTTCGGGCGTAGGGAGAAGGGAGTTCTTAATCTCCATGACTCGCTGGTCAACCCCCTTTTTCGTCTTATAGTAGCTTTTGGCTGTAAGATTACCCTTCTTATCACTATAGATCTCCGCCAGATTTAATGTACCATCCTCAGCTTGCTTCAAGAAGAAGAAAGCCTTGCGATTATCCATCTTCTCGATGCCATACACCACTTGCTCAGGATTCATGATAACATCCACCATAGAGCGCAAATCTTCCTCTGTCAAAGGAATATTTCTTCCAGGATCCTTCTCATTATCTCCGAAGTGGTCTTTGTTCATGTGCTTCAAGTCAGAAGGATTCAGAACAAAGTCTATCTTATCTTTCATCTTCAAGCCCGACAAATCTTCTAGGAACTTCTTGCCCTCTTGCGTAAGAGTACCTATAGACTGAGGTTTGCCATTAAACTCGCCACTCTTTGCCTTATGAAACAGTTCCACCACCTTATCCTTTGCAGCCTTCAAGCCAATTGTGGCAGAGCCGAGACGAGGTTTCACATTAGCCTTCTTACCATACACCTTGGAATAATGCACACCATCATTCTCGCCTCCTACGATTCTTCCTCTGTTATCGGTCTCCACAAACGGCACACCTCGCTTTTCCAACTCTTTTCTCAGACTTGGAGAAACCACATTCGAAGGCATAGTGATATTCTTGCCCTTGAACATATCATTAACGATAACATCAGCCACCTCACTGTCAGGCACAATACGCACAGGCTTATCCCAACGAGAAAGCACCACCTTGCGCTTGCCTGTCAGCTGTCCTTGGATGATACCAGCCTTCCACTCTACTTCGCCCACGGCATCCTTGGCTTTATCAGCCTTGTAGCCACTGGTCAGCTCGCTCTTTGGCACCTCAACCTCTACTGTTACGATGTTAGGGCGATTCTGAGCCTCGCTAAACTGGTCATTCAGTGGAGTGCGAGAAGTATGAAGGTAAGGATTGTAAGCAGCCTTAAGCGACTTACCATTACCCTTGTTGAGGGTAAACATACCCTTATCATCAGCAAGTTCTGGTCGCTCGTCTGCCTGTTCCCACTTACCGAGTTCGATAGGTTGCACAAGCTTGCCCTTCACCTTTGCAGCCATCGGTGGATAGAGTTTTCCATCCTCGCCTACCTGCATGGCACGATAAACCTTCACAGTGTCTTCCTTATCCAGCTTCTTAATGGTCTCAGGGTCTTTCACGATGCTATAGCTAGCATCATTACCATTCATCACGATTTGCTCATCACGGTTCACATCCTCCGTCTCGGAAGCTAACGAGTTTCTGCGCTCCTCATCGGTCATACCCAAACGCTTCTCCACGTTACGAGCCTCAACCTCACCTGCCAACTTTCTATATTCTTGGTAAGAATCAAAGTCTGTACGTTGGAACCTATCCAAACGGAAACGCTTAATGGCATCATCCATACTTCTGTCTGCATAGCCACGTGCGAAGTAGTTGAATCCCTTAATTCGGGTTTCCTTGTCAGGAATGAACTCAGGCATATCCATGTCCTTATATTCTTGGATAAGAGCTTTCTCTACCTCAGATTGGTTGTACTCACCACCCATTTCCTTGGCTTTCTCTTCCAATTCAAAGGCATAGGAACGAGCCTTCCATTCAGCCTTAGCAGCATTGAAATCTCTCTCCACCTGCTCGGGTGTGCCACCATGCGCAAACCCCTCTTCACGCTGAATTACGTGCTGAATTTCATGATTCAGAATGCTATTCAGATACTTTAATTCATCCGCATGAATGGTAATAGTCTTTGTTTGTGGATTGTATTCGCCATTTGAAGGCATATCGTTCATAATGGCATCCGTATCAATACGCACATCCTTCAACTGAGGATAAGCCTCTAAGAGTCCAGGCGCATCAATGACATCAGCAAGTTTACCATCAGTCCAAAGCATATCCTCTTCAAAACGCTTAACAATATTTCCACCACCTACATCAATGGTGTCCTTTATCTTGGCATCAGGCATTTCGTATCTCCACTTGCCATCTACACCTTTCTCCCAACCTGTAGCCATCTTGATAATCTTGGCATCCTTCTTTGCCTTTTCCATCTGCTTGGCTACATCAAGATTATCCATGCGGATAGTTTGCTCATCAGCCTTGTCAGCCTCAGCCGCACCCTTCTCGCCAGCAAACATGAATCTCACATCGCTCTTGCGAGAATTGAAGCGCTTAGAAGGAGGAATAACGTCACCCTTATTATCATAGGTAACAAGGTCGTTCAATTTTCTGTTGTTCTTGGCATTCTTATATTTATATGCCTTGCCATCATCAAAGCCAAACTCGTTTGCGTCATTACCGTCCCACCACAGTTGAGTAGCCGGAACTTCATCTTCAATGATACGATATTTGCCTTCCAGACGGTTTGTTCCGTGCATTTCGGCATATTTCTTAGAAGGAGTAACCCAGTCACCATTACGCAACTTGCCTTCCTTCACCGAAGTAGGAACAGCACGATAAACCTTTACCTTAACATCCTTCTCGCCATTCTTAATGGCATCAATAGCCGTATTGATAGCTTTCACAGATTCCAATCCATGAGGAGTGTTCTGAGAATAACGCTCAGGGTGAGAGAAGTAATCATCCGGCTGAGGAGTATAGCCCAAAGCCATATCCTCCAGGTTCACATCCGAGCCACTGGATTCCCAATCGTCACGTCTCGCCTTGTCGCTTTCATATCCAGGGTTTCCCGGTGCTTTCCATGCGCCTACACCCTGATATGAACTTTCTGTATCATCATAGCCCTTGCGTCTGGCAGCCTCATCAAGCATTTCCCTGGCTGTAGCATCATCACCTTTGGCAAGAGCATCCATATACTGCTTGTCAAGTTGATCATCAGGAATCACAGAAAGTTCCTCCAAGTGCTTTTGTCGCTTGGCTTCCTCTTCCTCAGCTCTCTTTCTAGCGGCTTCCATGGCGTTACGCTGCGCCTCCACCTGCTTCACGCGCTCCTCGATCATAGCATCAAGGTCGCCAAAGTTCTCCTTCAAGGCATTATTTACAGGCACGGTGTACTTAAGAAGTTCCTTTAAAGAGGAAATCTTATCTTCATTTGCCTGCAACAAATGGCGTTTGATATTGGCTCTGGCACGTGCAGCCTCAGCGGTAGAGCCCTTCTTAACTGCATTGGCGTACATCGCCACATCTGCCTCATCTACTCCAAATTGCTGAGAAACAGCCTTTATTTTTTCCTCCACAGATAATTTTCCACCATTTCCCTTGGCGGTTTCGATATTATTTCTTATCTTTGCAGCAGATAACTCCTGAATAGTAGGATATTCGTGGAAATTGAGTCCACGCAGAAGTTCCTGCTGTTTTGGAGTTATTTTTTTATCGTATGTTACTAAAACTTCTGATCCTCCGATTTCACCATGGTGAGCAAATATAGTCTTGATGCTATTCACTTCAAGTTGTGGTTTGTTCTTTCCTTGGTTTACTCGCTTTACATCAACGCCTACAGCTACAGGCTTCCCATCATGATTAATGTTCACATAAAGACGAAATCTGTCTTCCGCTCCTTGATAACGAGTTATGGCAAACGGGTGTATCAAAGCATTAGGTAGCTCATGCCATTCCTCCTTAGTCAAATCATGGTCAGCATCCTTTCCCTTATGTACCTTGATGCTCTTGAAAGACAAAGAAAAATCTTCTCCCTTTATACCTATTCCTTGCATCCATTCTGGAGTTTTACCTAAGTCATATCTTTCACGATTATGCTGAGATTTGTCAAAGTTAGGGTCATCAAACATTTGGTCTATGATAGAATGGAACTCCTTAGCTTCGCCTTCCTGCATTTTAGTACGTGGGTCCACCCCATTCGCCAGGTCTCTCAGTACAAGATTACGAATATCCTCCAAGGTCATTTTTTTAATGTCCTCAGGCTTCCACTTCGTAAATGTATCAAGAGTCCAATACCAGAACTTCTTCAGCCACTCCTTCAACTTATTGATAACGCTAAGTTCCTTGGCTGTATCAAGCGGATTCTCCTTGATAGCATCCTTAGCCATCTGTTCCAGGATGGCAGCACCGTCCTCACCAGTCAAACGAGCAAAAGCCTCATCGCAAATCTCATCATCGCTCAGATGCTTATAGTTAGGGTCCTCCTTCAAATCAGCAAATAGCTGGGTCTGCATGATGAGTTTATCACCATGCTCTATAAGTTCCGGATTCAGCTTCTTGGCAGCAGTGCGCCAAAGATGCTGGTACTCATGGATAGGAGTATTGGGATTCAGATGCTCCTGGTTCAGCACAATCTCCTTGCCATCAGTGTAGCCATAAACCACACCTTTACCCTGCGCAAACTTGGTATTACCCACGATATTGGCATTGTTCTCGTCAAAGACCACATAGTTATAATCACCTTCCTTTGCACCGCCAAAGATAGTACCAGCCTTATACTTGATACCAGTGAAGCCAATAGAAGACAGGAACTTACTAACTGCACGACTAGCATCTACATCTTTCCACTTCTTTGTTCTTCTTAAAGCATACATTAGAAAACCATAGGCATTATCGCCAAATGAACCATCAAAAGAAAAACCACGCTTTTTAAAGTCGGCAAAATCTATTTTTAATCGCCTTAATTCTTTAATGATTGTATTCTTCTGTTTATCTGTCAAAGGAGCATCCCAATCAAGATAATCTCCATTATCATCAGGAATATCCACATCATAAAGATAAGCAATATTATCAGGAACAGCTATTTCCTCATTCTTCTTTGCAAGAATATTGCTAAGTTCCTTTAAATCATCATCATCAGGGAACATTTCTAGAGCAGAAGAAAGGTCTTTTCTCATAGCATCCAATCCCTTGTTTACATCTTTATGTTTATAGATATATTTTCTTACCAAATCTTTGTTATTGGCAGACATATCTGTCACAAATTCAAAACCGCCATTATCTTTCCTTATCTTGGCACGTCTTGTGTAGTCCTCAGCAATATCCTTAGAGTTGGTAACATAACCACCCCAGCCAAATGCTTGTGAACCTTCGCCTTCACCCATGTGGCTGAAATCGAACTTGTCGAAGCTAGCACCAGTACCATGATAAGTGCGCAAGAATCTCACTCCAGGCTGTACAATAGCCTTCAACTGTCTATCCAAATCCTTATATTTAGCAAACAAGGAATTATCCTGCGCCTCAGCCACCTTCTCCATATCCTCATTGCTAACAACCTTCACCGGGATGCCAGCCTTCTTAAGCATAGTAGATACGGCATCATAAGCCACCTTCTGCGCCTCCGTCATTTCAGATGGCTTCACCTCCTTCACATCGCGATCAAATTTCGCCTGTTCCTTCTGCACCATAGCATACTCCGCAAAAGGCTTAGTCTTGCGGTCAGAAGACTCCAGCCACTTGTCAAAGGTAGCCTTAGGCACAGAAGTAACCTTACCAAATCCCTTCCAGCCCTTGGAGTAGTTGGCAAGATAAGCCTCTGTAGCAGCCTCCTCAGAAGGATAGCCAAACATTACCTTATGCTCATCAAACTCTCCAGTCTCTGGGTTCACCTGGTCAACAACATAAACGTTACCATCAAAAGTATCAAGGTCTGCAGCATCATTGATGAACATATCAATATGGTCACCATCAACGCCAATTTTACCAAGAATATAGCCATAAGTATCATGCATGGTCACGCTCCAAGGCTTGCCCTGCTCGTCCTTACCGCTACGAGTCACGCCCTTTGGTGTTTCTACGGTAAAATCGTAGCCACCAAAGGACAAATGACCCTTTTTGTAGTTTCCTGCCTTCTTCTGAGCCTCTGTTGGTTCGGTCTCAGTTTCGGCAATGGCACTCTTTAAACGTTCTCCGAAGGATGCTTCTTGCGGTAGATGTGAGCCTCGAACAACTGGGCCTTCGCCAGGTTCCATGCTGCCAGTCTCTTGTCGCCCTTTGCGTCCTCGATCAGAGCCTTCTCCAATCTCGGACTCAGAAGATGCTTCTCCGTTACCAACTTCTTCGCCTTGGCTATTTCCTTCATCAACTCCTCTCCGTGAAGAGTCGCTACCCAGGCTACTGCCTCCTCCATATCCTTCTTCATTGCTTCTGTCATCATAATCAGCTAATTCTGGTAAAATTGATTTGACATATTGTTTGTACTCTCGTTCACGATCCTCAATCTCCATCATACGGTCAAATTCAAGTCCATTGATGTGATCAAGTTCGCTTTCTGATGGCAAAGATAACTCTTTGTCGTGAATATACGATTGATATTCATCGATTTCTTTTTGTTTTTCGAAGATTTCACGTTCTTTCTGCTGTTCGTACCACTCTTCTTCGCCCGACAATTCGTTCTCCGCAGCAGCAATACGGTTAAGAAGCGTCACATTACGCATTTCCCGAACACTGTCATAAGTCTTGAACATATCAAGAATAGTGTTGCGTATATCCTGGTCTGAATACGTAGACTGTAATCCGTCACCAGCACCTGATTCCATTGTACTGGAAAGATCTTCCCAGACTCGCTTTGCAAGTTCGCTAATAGTTAATCCCTCGCCATTATTGGCCAGAAGATAGTTGTATTTGTTAGTGTCGTACTTACTGCCTATACCACGCCTAAAGTTGGAAGATCCTAACTCTTGCGCCAGTGATTCTGCATTCAGACTATGAGGAAAAAGCCTCTCTGACACAAATTCCTCCAATGTCCGCGGAGTCAAATCCATGACATCAGTACTTGCATCCTTATATATTTCCTTAATAGCCTTCATGTCTTTCTTCTCCAAGGCTTTAGCTACCAATTCCTTACGTCTGTCTTTTGGGGACAAAGCTTCAAGATTCTTCTTGTTTTGCTCTGCTCGTTCCTTTATATAAAGAATATTCAAGCTTTCAGCCTTTCCCTTCAAAGCCTTGGCATCCGCTGTAAGCGCATTCTGTCTGTTTGCCAGTTCTGCCTTGGTGGTATTCAGATCTCTCAACTGTTCAGCAGAAAGTTCCATATCCCCATCCATGTATTGATTGAGTATCTTGTCTACACCATCAATTTCTCGTTGGGTTTCTTCCTGCATCTTGTACACGCGTCTGCGCTCTGACGTTATGTAGCCGGAAGCAGCTTCCTGAGTAGGATATTTGTCTTTAAGCTCACTGTTCTCTGGAATACGAACGCCTGTATCCACATCTGGCAGAACGGAAGACTTGTCAATGCCAGCTCGCTCTATCTCTGCCTTGCGCTCCTCCTTCATGGTTCTTAACTCGTCAGGAGTCATCACACTGTTGCGGATAGTATTCCAGTTCTTGAAACGAGCATCAAGATCAGCAATCTGCTCATTAACCAGAGCCAGGTCGTTCTCCACCTTCTGAGCCTTCTCTGGGTCCAGGTCGGCATTGACATCAAGCCAGTTCTGATATTCAGCAGCAGCCTTCTTCTTGTTGGCAAGTTGCGTTTCGATGTCATCACGGCTGCCATTAACCAGATTCAAAAGTTTGCCATGGTCTTCCCCAAACTGCTCCTGCAGATACTCAGCCGCCACATTTGGATCTGTATCCTTAGAAGAATAGTCTGGCTGGCCCTCGCTCAGTCCCACGATGCCATTGGCATAACGCTGCTTCTTTTCAGCCTCAGCCTTGATTGCTTCTTTCTCTGCACGCTCAACATCCTCAGCATCCAGCTCGGCATTAATGCTATTTCTCAATGCATATTTTTGGAATTTGTTGAATGTGTCTACTGGTACAGTCGTTACATTTTTAGAACCAGCTATATTAAAACTTATGGTTCCATCAGGATTAACTGACACAATCTTAGCTTCTGTTGGCTGGTCTTTGTCATTAATAGACAAGCTAACAGTATCATTTGGTTTCAGACTGGTGCCATCAAACTGGCTGATAAACTGCTGCGCTCTTGCATCCTTCTGCTGAGCCACTGCTTTTTCAATGTATTCATCAAGAGGAACAGGAGTGCCTTTCTCTATAATACTTGCTTTAGATACTTGCTTAATCGTAGGTAGTCCCTGCTCATTAGGAACGACAACAAAGGCTCCACCATATTCGTTATCTTTTTTCAGAAATACCTGTTTTCCGCTATCCAGAGTTGCTGGCACGATGTTTCCGTCTTCCGTCTGGTATGGCCACAGTTGCTGCTTCAACGCCTCACCATAGCCATCATCGGCATGCTGCAGAGCATCAATAGCCCCCTTCTTGGCATCCATTGCCTCTACATACTTACTGATAGCCTCTTTCTGTGCTGGAGTCAAACTACTTGCACGCTGATCCACAAACTGCTCCATATCTCTACCTTCATTATAGGCATTGGCTACAATATCAGGCATCTTCTCGTTATCAGCAAACGCTCGCTTCAAACGTCCTGTTGCCAAATCGCTATTATAGCCAATAGCCTGCAAAGCCTCAGAATCTTCATTCTTATAGGCATTCTGTCCCATAACAAAAGCATCAGAAGTAATAACATCAGCAGATGAGTTATCTGAATTTGCTGTAGAAACGCCTTCACCTTGACCAGATGAAACATCGGTATTACCTTGATAAGGAGAAGGACCTTCTGAAACTGGAGGCTCCTGACCACCAGCAGAACCTTCAACAGGAGCTGTAGGCTTTTCACCCTCAACACCACCCTGCTCAATGCGCTTCTGCTCATTACCATGTGAAGTATTATAGAGATCATCCATCGTCTGCTTCATTTCACGTTTCAGTTCGATGGAATTGTAAAGCTCCTTAAGATAAGACTCCACCAATGGCGCATATTTCTTATCTTTCGATTCCAAAGCCTTACGGAGAGTACCACGTTCCACACCATGGGAATCCTCAAACGTGTTGACAAACTCCCTCATCACAGAACTGTTCTCCAAAGCACTGTCATAATAATGACGATAGGCATTAATCTGCTTCTGCTCCTCATCAGTAAGGATAATACCCTTCTGCTGCTTATCCATGATTTCCTTGATGGCACCAGCATTCTGATGAAGATAAACCGCTGCCTTATCCTCATCTGTCAATTTCTCACCCATATTATATTTCTGGGCTGCCTTGTTGTATAAGCCATCAAGATGCTCCTGCGTAAACTCATTGTGGAACTCACCTTCCAGCACAGAAGCCAAACCAAGAGTCTTCTCATACTCCAGTTTCTTATCTGCCTTCTGAGCCTCATCAAGAGAAGGAAACTCCTTTCTGTCAATGATACCGCCATCCTTATTCAAGGTTTCGAGATACACCTTTCCGTCATGATCCATCGGCTGCACGATGATGGAATCTACAACAGGCGAGAAAGAAGAAGGGCGTTTGCCTTCTACAACTGCCATCATCTTAGCCTTCAACACCTCCGGCACGCTCTTGTCGTTCATCAGGTCCATATACTTCTGGGTTAACTGCCCATCAAGTCGCTGAGCATTCTCACCAACCACAGCATACTCCCCGATGCCCATCTTCTCAAAAGCATCACGAAGACCCTCATAGCCGAATCTCTTCAACTCGGCAATATCCTGATCAGTGAAGTCAAACTTCTTGTTAAACTCCCTTGCGTCCTTGAATCGAGCATACTTGCCCACCATGCCCGGCAAGCCGATAGCAGTAAGGTTCGCCATGCTCTCCAGGAAGCTCTCGGCTGCATCCTTGCCAGTAGGCTTGAAGTTCGGGTCCTGCGCCATGCGCTCCAGCATCTGCTGCCCGGTCATAATGCTCGAATCAGCAACCTTACCACCAATATCTGCTAGAATATTGGTAGCTAAGCCTCTGCCTTTACCTACCATATTAGCGATGGTTCCACCCTGCATGATGGCACCTACGGCACTCTGTTTAGCCACCTCGCCCAAAGTATTAGCGATAACCTTACCCACAGAAGGATTGTAAATCATGCCATTCTCGTCAAACTGACCAGTGCGATAAATCTCATCAATAGGCTTCGAGATAGCCGACTGCCCACCAAAGGTAACAGCGCCATGCACGGCTCCGCTCTTCAAAGCCTCGGCCTTACTCTTGCCGATAAGCACCTTGGCAGCTCGCTCAGCCATCTTGCGCTCCATACCCTTAGCCATGAGGTCACCAGCCAGTTTACCCTCTGCCTTGGCTACCATGCTCTTGGTCAACTTGCCACCTGCGGCTCCAGGCAGCCAATAACTCCAGGCATCACCAGCAAAGGTAAGCGAACCGCTGGCCACGTTCTCCCAGAAGCCCGGCTGATACTGCTGATTGGCAATATCCTCCAGCCAGTTCTGGTAGTCCGTCTGAACAGCCTTGCGAATAATCTTACCCACAATAGTGTTACCCAAACCAGTCTTCATGATGTACTCAGCACTACCCTTAGGCATCATACCCTTAATCTCCAGCTGGTCCAACTCATTCTTAATGGCAGCATTGATCATTGGCTTGAACTGCTTAGGATCACTACTCAGAGTGCCATTCAAGCCATACCGTTGCATCACCTTAAATGCGGCATTGCTCATGTCATTCAGGAACTTCGGATTCCGGTAGAGTTTGCCAAACTTCTGCTGCAAACCAAAAAGCACCTTTGCAGGATCCTTGGCCTCGTTTGCCTCGTACTGAGCACCAAGTGCTGTACCCAGACGAAGATTAGCCGGAATAAACTGGCTTCCTTCCATTCCCTCCGCAAAGGCCTTACTACCTGCCTCCTGAGCCTTGTTATACTCATCCACTACAGATGGATTCACATACTTATTGATAACGTTAGAAAGCGCATCATTGATGTCCTGATTCATCAGTCTGTCCTGTACATTCTCATCGTGAGAATAAAGGCGTGTTGCGATGCCCTCGGCTATATTGCGGTAGTTCGGACCATATTTGTTCACCAGACTCTGTACCATAGCTGGCTTCAAGAACTGGCCCACATAGTCATCATAGCTGATACCCATGCTGTCTGCCTCCTGCTTCAACTTATCCTGCACGCCATGGCTATACCATTGCGCATCGATACTCTGCTCAGCATCCTGCACCGTATCATCAGGCAAAGAAGATACTACCTGGTTGGTAACGTCCATGGCAGAACGGTTGGCATATCTGCGCAAAGCAGGCATCACCATATTCACTGCCTCCTCATTGCTATTGGCAGTACCATCAGCCAACAAGTCGGCAACCATATTCTCAAAGTAAGTACTCTGCTTATCCGGTCTCTGCTTCCAGTTCTCAATATAGTTGGCAAGTTTGGCATCCATCAACCCCTCATTATTCACCACACCAGTTGGTGTTGTAACAGGAGCCGCCTCTTTAGATTCAGGAGAAGCCTCCTTCTGTGCTGGCTGCTGTACCTGCATATTATCACCAAGAAGCAAATTGGCTATCATTCCACCCACCTTCTGCTCCCTGCCGATATTTCCTGCATCCACCTTCGGCATCATGCCGAGTGCTTGCGAAATCAAGCTAGGCTTCTTTAACTCACCTCGCTTCACCTCTTGCGGATATTGAGACTGTTCTTTCTCTTTAGAAGGTGAAGGTTTCTTTCCAACCTCGTTGATAGGGGTAGCGTTTCCACTGGTATCATACCACATATAGCCCTGCTTACGATACTCGCCCACATCCTCAATAGGAACATCTACCTTCTGCTTCTTATCGTCAAACATGGTAATATAACCACCTTCGAAGTCCTTAGCGAAGTTGTCCATGCCTCTCTGCTGAACAACCTCATCAGGGATGTCATACTCATTGTTGTCCTTATCCCATACATGATAAGTCAACTTAGATTTGTTGTCTTTGTCTGCCATATACTATGTTATTTTCTTATATACTTTGAATAATCTACCTTTGTGCTAGAAGTTCTCTTGGCTGGTTTCCCACCATAAGGGCGAACGGTTCGCTTCTTGCCTTCCTTAGCCATTTTAGCCCTAGCATAAGCTGATGCCTGCTGGCGATTCTTTTCATTAGCCCAAGTGCCACCGTGGCCAACACTTTCTCCTGTAGCATTGCCACCGATTGCCATACCATTGTGTGTAGCCCATTCATTCACATGTTTCTTGAAAACAGGGTCGTTCACATACCTGGTGTTGAAATCATCTGCCTCCTTCTGGTTGGCATTCTTTTGATTCTGTCCCTCTGTTTGCGAATTGATATGCCTAACTTGCGCTCCCTTAACGTTAACGCTGGCATTATGATCAGCAGCTCCGGCATTAGCATTATTAGTTTGAGCATCAAGTAATTTTCCCTTCTTGCCTCTCAAAGCATCCTCTGTCTCCTTCTTTGAAACATTCAAGTCTGCAGCTGTAGAATGTTGTTTTGCAGATTGAGTCACTTCATCAACCTTTACAGGAGTGAGGGCATCCGTCTGATTCTTCTGTGAACCACGATAAGCAGCCAGGGCCTCATTTGCCTTTGCAGCAGCCTCTGCCTGCATCTGAGCCTGTTTGTCTTGACGGTCCTTATAGATATTCACCATCATCTGGTTATATCCCTTAGCTCTTAAAGCATCAGTAGCCTCTCTTATCTTGCGTTGGCGATCAGTAAGTTCTTGTGCTGATTCAATCTTCTGCGATGGAGCACCTTGAACTGTACCAAAGAAGTTACCCAAGTGCATAAAAAGATTTCCCCATTGTTCCCATTTGGCTTGATTCTCTGCCTTCTTTTGCAGAGCTGCATTTGCAGCCACAGTTTTATCGGCATCACCAAGTGAAGAAAGCCAAGGCATGAAGGCAGACCAGTTTCCATCACCATTCTTCTGGTAATCCCTCATAATGTCATAAGGCTTCATCTGCTGCAAGATAGGATTCTGTTCTATCTCGGCATAAGGTCTGCTCCAGTCTATCTTGATACCCTGGTTAGGCTCCACCTTGGTAACTTCATCGGTTGGTTGTTCTGCAAAAGATTCATGGACACCATTCCCGGTAATACCAGTAGTATCTATGGCTGTACCCTTTCCCGGTTCGGTATCAGTTGTCTGAACTGGTACTGCAACCTCCGGCTTCACCGCATTATCATCAGGGAAATCAGTAACAGGAGTAACGGCAGTTGCCGGACGTTTAGGAGTTAAATCATCCAATGTAAATCCCATAATTACCTCCTTCCTTAAAATGGCAATGCACTTGCAGCTCCAGCCAAGCCACCAGCTGCATCCGTGATACCCTTAGCAGTACCAAGAGCCTTCTCCTTCTTGGCAGTGGCGATATAGTTAGTCATCTGGTCTATCTGCGAATCAGCAGTATTCCACACATTTTCTTTGGTCTGAGCACCTCGCACGGCAGCCTCTTGCACCATCTTACCAACCTGCTCCTGGGCAGCCTGTTTACTGAGCGCAACCGCTTCATCAGAACCGCCACTAACAATATTGGTATTCTTTGCAGTCTCTGTTGCATTATCCAATACCTTCTGGGCATTGGTCACGGCTACCTGATTTTCAGCAGATTGAGTAGGATCCTGATAATACAAGTTATCACGATGATCCTTCACCTGTTGCATACGGTTTTGAAACATTTTGATATACTCATTATATCCCTTGTTTCTTGCTTTAGCTGCTAGAGTACCACCTGCAGCAGAGGTCAGTCCACCAACAATACTTCCAATAATTCCCATAAAATTCGAATTTTAAAGTTTAAACTGTTCAAAAGTAATGCGTTTTTCTTACCTATCTGTGATAAGTTCCGCAACTTGAACACCAAGTTTCGTAATTTCTTCCTATATTTGCAACCGAAAACTATCAGTAAACATTAAAAATCAATAGAATATGGCAGTAAAACAAGACAATAATAATGAGCCGAAGCCAAAGAGGAAGAAGACTGGCGGACGTAAGGCTGGCACACCTAATAAGGTTACCAAAAGTGTGCGTGAAAGCCTCCGTGATGCCCTTACTGGCTACATCAATGGTATCAATGAGAAGAACTATTCACTTTTCACGGATCTCATGCAGATTGACGAGCCTGCCGGACGTCTGGCGATGGTGGCAAAGTTCCTTCCATACGTGGCTCCAAAACTCCAGTCTGTATCGTTCAATAATGATGAATCCAGAAACTTATCTGTGGAGGAATCTTTCATGCAGTTGGAAGAGAAATTTGAGAAACAAGAAACCACTATCAACATCAAAAATCTCAAAATTGTTAATAATGGCTAATTATAAAAAATGGGTAGCCCTCTCTAAATTTTCTTCAACTTTAGAGAAGACTACCCTTGACTTGGTTATCGAGCAAAAACACTCTATTTTAACTTATATTGGGTCGATTTTAATCTGTATTAACACAAAGATAGCTATTTTATGTCCCTGACTCGTTCAAAGTACTTCGTCTGGTCCTTGGTGATATTCTTCACCTTAATCTGTATCGTGCAGTTCTTAGGCACAGTATCATTTATGCTGGCCATGAGCTGCTCTATTATCTCATCTGTGTTCCGATAGCCCTTGCCATCAACATGAGCCACAACCTCACCCATAAAGTAAGCATCAGCAGACAATTCAAAGTTTTCCTCTACCTTATCGAATACAGGCAGATGATGTTCCTCCAGGCGTTTGCTCTTGTCGTTAGTGAAAAACACTTTCTCCACTACCTTCTCATTTAATTCCCATGCTCTAGAGAAATCAGGTTTCACATAGCCCATTGTCACCTTGTGGGTACTGATGTGATTCAAGGCAAAGCCAATTTCCTCGTAACTTGCTCCTAAGTCATTTTGAGCGATAGTAGCCCAAGTATGTCGAAATGTATAAGGAGTATAGTAATGTCCCTTTTCAAAGCCCAACAGCTCTTTGCAGATTTTCTTTAAATAGGAAGAGAGAAATGTATCTAATGACTTTTCCCCCATCTTGGAATGAAAAGAAAAAAGATATTCATCATTTGGGTTACTAGATAAATATTTTTCGATAGTTGGAAAAAGTATATCAGGAACCTTCATTTCTATATAGGCATTATCTTCTCTCCTACCTCTGGTTTTCTTGCGCTCATAATGAAGGATTCCATCAAAGTAGTCCTTCTTTTTCATATTATATAGGTCGGCAACATTTATTCCAGCTAAACACAACACCATCTTACAAATATCCATAACTCTTTGATACGATTTCTTTTCAGAGACTATAGAAAAGAACTTTCGGCATTCTTCCATGGTTATAGCCTTCTTCTTTGCCTTATCTACCCTTGGTATCTTAATCTTCACCCAAGGATTATTTTTTATTCTTATGATGTCATTGTCGTAGTCATTATATTTTTTTACTCCCTCGTTGAACAATCGCTTGATATACGTAGGGTAGGTAAACTTAATTGCTTTCTTCGCTGATAAGGATTTTATCCAATTTTCAATGAATGATGTAGTTAGTTGGTTAAACATAATCTTAGTGCTACCAGCATAGGTTTCCAAATTGTTCAATGCTTGCCCGTAGGTTAATACAGAATGATATTCCAATATATCATAAAGTGTATCTATATATTCTCTAGCAAAATCAGAAAAACAAACACCCTCCTCGCCTTGTTGAATGAATCTTCTAACCTCCTCTATAGTCCATTGAGAAGAATCTACTCTATTCAATCCATCTACCCATTTATTGATATTTGGCATCAAACTTGTAAGCACGAAAGTATCTTTCACCTCTTTCGTACCCTTCACGATACCCTTATCGTTTACCATCTTATCGGTCTTTAGATAGCAAACCTTTCTATTATGAGTCAATCTGATATAAACAGGATAGAAACCATCACTTCTTCTATGCTGAACTAAGATTTTAAATGTTGCCATACTCTAAACTATTTATAAATTTCTTGTGACATTTGTCACGTTAAACGTGCCAAACATATTATTTTAATTCTTAGATAACTTAATAATTATTAATTGCTTATCTTTAATTTGCTCATTTACAAGAACTTACAAAAACCACAAAGATTATTGTCGCTACAAAGTTACACAAAGTTATCGCAATATGAGAAATTATTTACTTTATTTATCCTTTTGAACATAAATATTTATCCTTTTGGACATAAAAAAGGCCCGATACCGCTTCTCACGAAGCAGAATCGGGCTAAAAAAACTTATTACTATTGATGAGTTACTAAAATTTCAATATTACTTGATAACAAACTTCTTGCCATTGCAGATGTAGGCACCTGGAGCCAAGAGGTATTCAGCATCCTGAACGTTTCTTACCTCGGCAACCTTCACACCTGTGAGGGTGTAGATCTTCACTGCGCCTGCCTTCTGAGCTGCTACAGTCTGGTTGATGCCTGTTGAGACAGACTCATTGGTCTTACCGTTGCGGTCATAAACTGCACCGTTGACGAAATCCAAGTTGGCTGTCTG